CTAAGCCACTGACTTTTCCACCGGCAGCACTTGTTGCCCCAGAAAAAGCTTTCGTACTCTTAGAACCGACGTTTGTCTGCTTTGTATTCTTCTTATTCTCCTCATAAGCTTTCTGAACAGAATTAGTCAGCTGATTATACTCTTTGTCTGGTCCAACATTCAGATTCTTATTTTTCTTACCTCTAACAGTATGTGCCATTGTTCCGCTCATTGTTGAGTCAAGTTTCAGTTCTTTGTTTTGCTTTTTATATGTACTCTGTACTGATTTTCTTAACCGATCTTTTTTCTTTTCGGATTCTGGCTCATATTTCTCACGGATCTTTCGTATGGAATCTTTATTGTAAGAATAATATTTCTGCGATTTTGCAGTTAATGAATTGTTATCCTTTAGTGCTTCCTTACGATTTTTAAGATAATTATCTCCAAGGTACTTTTCTTGACCCTTTTGAATTTCTTTTACCTGTTTCGATGTTACATTCCAAGATTTAGCACTTTTTTCAGACTCTTTTTTGATCTTATCCATGTTCTTTCGAATATGATCGCCTGCTTTGTTACCTTTTGTCAGTGCTGCAAATCCACCAACACCGGCACCAATGAATCCACCGGCAAGAGTTCCAACGACTGGAACTGCTGATCCGATTAAAGCTCCAGCGGCTGCACCACCACCAACCATGCCAAGCTTCGTGCCACCTCTGTAGTTTTCTTTTTTCTTAGTAGCTTTATTCTTTGTTGTCGCAGCGTTGATAAAGTTACCTGCTGCACTTCCAATTCCCGCAAGTCCTAAAGCTCCACCTAGTAACGAAGCTCCACCAACGGCTGCTGCTCCACCAGCTGTTGCTGCTCCTGATCCAAGTTTTACTCCAAGATTTCCAAGAAAAGCTTTCCATCCAGTAGCCGCAACAGTTTCTCCGTTTTTCAAAGTAACTCCAGAACCACCTAAACCAAACAAACCACCCGGTGTCCTTGTCGGTCCTGTCGGCTGTGTTGTCTTTGGTGTAGTTCCACCGCCAGTTGGTGTGACAGGGCTTCCACCGTTTCCACTGCCAAGCCCACCGTTCACATTTACAACGGATGCGGATACATTCATAAGTCCAACGGAACTTCCAAGAGGATTTCCAGAACCACCTGAACCGCCAGTGATCAGATCGTATAGACTTTTTCCACCTTTAAACAGCTTTAGCCCTCCAGATAATCCAAGAAATCCAGCTAAATAATCTGCGATACCAGCTTTATCTCCGCCTGGTAACAGATCCTTAAGAGATTCCTTGAACCAGTTTCCACCAGCTTTTGCAATATCTTTTCCAATCCCAGTAATCTTTTTAACGATCGCCGGTCTTCCTTTAGAATCCCACCACTTAGAAAACGGATTTACAATCAGTTCATCCCAAGCAATACTAATCTTGCCACCGATTGAAGCATTTTGGAATTTTGGCATACTAATAAGATCGTCGATCTTATCTCCAGCCTTTTCAAGTCCCTTGAATACAGATGTACTTGCATACTCTCCAAGTTTTTCAAGTGATGTTCCAGCTTCTTTTAGTTTTGCATCGGATTTATCAAGATAGTCTGCAAATTCTCCTAAACCTTTCGTTGCTCCCTTCTGGAGACCTTTTCCCCATTTAGAAACAATGTTTATGTCGAACGTATCTTTAATATTTGACATTAATCCAGAAACCGTCGAATTAGATGTTTTGTCCATCATTCCATCAAATTCTTTCAGCCCATTAAGGATTGTCTTAACTGCTTTGTCTCCACTGATTTCGCCCTTTTGAGACATTTCTCTGATCTGGGCTATGGATTTACCCTCTGCATCAGCAAGATACTTCCATGCGTTTATACCGACATCTGTCAGCTGATTCATGTCCTCTGCGTTCAATCTTCCGTTTGTTTTCATCTGACCTAAAGCTCTGGATACTCGAGAGATACCCTCTTCTCCAGCTCCAAGTGCTGCGGATGCATTACCAATCTTCGTCAGGTCAGGAATAATGTCTTTATCAGAGAATCCATAAGCCAACATCCTTTGAGCATTTGATACTACGGCCGATGTGTCAAACGGAGTAACAGATGCAAATTTCTTCGCACTATCCATAAACTTCGTAGCTTTCTTTTTAGATTTCAGCATTGTTTCAAAGCCAATTTGATATGTCTGAAATTCGTCTGCTAATGATACTGGATCAGCTATCAATTTCTTTGCAGCAATTCCAGTCATAACTCCACCAGCCAAAGTTTTTAGTGAAAATATAGAATTCTTGATCTTAGATATAACACTTGGGATTTTTTTGATCTGACTTGTTACCTTGTCATTGATTTTTAGGACTGCTGAAAAAGTCTTTCTACCAAAACTCATACCAGCACTCATAGCTTTTTTGATCCCTGCTGTTGCAGTGTCTTTTAATCCAAGTTTTGGAGTCCAGGTCTTTTTACCGAGCCCGTCTCCCTTTTTACCAAACTTGTCAAGGACTGGACTTGCTTTATCTTCAAGTCCTAATTTTGGCTTTGCACGCTTCTTTCCAAGCTTGTCCATCTCTCGTGATGCTTTCTCTGCATTCTTCCCTGTTTGCTGTAGGCCAGAAGACGCATGGTCGGAATATTCCGATACAACATCGATCACAATTTCTTTGTTTGCCATTTATGCATCGCCTCCTTCCATAGCTGTTATAAGTGCTGCAAAGATAAAAGCCCTCTCTCCTTCTGGGAGATCAAGGGCTTTTGATGGCAACATTCCAGTCCGTAAATAATTTTCTGCGAGCAGAGAAGCTAACGGACTGGACTTAATTAGTTTTTTGCATAATCAATGACATTTGTACCACTGCCGGATAACTCTTCGATCTTGTCGCTGACTGCTTCAAGTTCTCCAGCTGTAAGAATTTCCTTAATGATCTCTGCCTGTGTCATAACCATGTGACCAGCTTTGTTCAGTCCTTCTTTTAATGCTGGATTATCCCAGAATTTTGTTCCATCACTTTCCGGAACTGTTGCAATGTAAATCTGCCATGCCATGTAATCTGCATTGCTTACGCTTTTCTCAATTAATGGAAGTGATGCTCCACCCGGATTCGGCATATAAGTTGTTGCTCTCTTTCTGCAATCAGTGATTTCATCAAAAGATAATGGACGAATATCGAATTTAAACAATTTCTGTCCGTTTCTTTGAATATTTAATGTCTGGCTTACCTCTGTCTTATACTCTGCTGCCTTTAACAGACCAGTGATAAGGTCCATTTCATTTTCTTCTGTTACATTGATATTTGTTTTCTTCTCTGCCATTTTCTTATCCTTTCTTTATGCTGCCAATGATTTAATACAATCTGGTACACTGTTAACAATAAACTGGCACTGTCTCTTGATGATTTCTCCCGGTTTTACTTCCAGAATGTTTGTATCTCCATCAGGAATACATTCATCTAACAGATATTTACTTTCGCCACCAGCAAGTGGTTCTGTAACACCGCCCTGTAAACTGAATGTAGGAATTTTCCCATTTTTAATCGCTTCCAGCATTGGTACGATCGTCAGATCATCTCTTACTACAGCTTCAGTGAACGATGCTGTAAATTTAACACTGTCTGGAACTCCATATGTCTGTACATCTCCTGCCGGATGGAAATCTACGTTTGAAAAATTCATTCCGATTGTAAACTCTTCCACGGATGCAAACCAGATGGAGACTCCATCCAGTGTAATAAAAAGCTTTCCGTCTTTTCCTGTCATCAGCTTTCTAGTATCAAAACCTTTTCCACTCATCTATATAACACCTCCTACTGTGCGATATACTGGAACTGATATGTTAAGTAGATCTTTTCCATGCTGTCAACGTCATCAATGCGGATAATAAAGTATGCATAATCCGCTGCATGTGGATTTTCTGTATCCTCATAAAATTCGTAAGTATCTAAGATCTTTCCTTCTCTGTTCATTTCAGCCAGTACTTTTTTAGCTTCCTGAATTACATTATCAACGCCTGCTGCATTGTTGCTGATCTTACCGATCAATGGTTCTAATGTACGATTGATACGGTCAAAAGCTTCATAACGGACAGCTGTACGTTTGATCTTCTTCCATCCTTCGTCATCGTCCTCATCCAGAACTGTATATGTGTTCACTCCTGAATCAAACCAGACCTGTCCTTCCTGTCCTTCTGACAAAAGAAGCAATCCAGATTTGATCGCATCGACATATTGTTCATTCGTCAGCTGTTCAATGCATGACTCCGCATCTGGAATCTCTGTATGTACAATTGATGTACTTGAATCTTTGCATCCAATCACACCTGCCTGAACTGCTGCAGCAAGATATCCTTCCACCCTATCTCCGGCAGTATTATAATATCCGCTACCGCAGTAAATAAAATATGGTGCATTATAGGATTTTGCATTCGTTTTTCTTGTAGCAAGTGACTTTCCTGCCGCTTCTCCAAGTACGCAAACACCCAATGCACCGTTTGAATGGATTCTTTCCATGTATGTCTTCGCTAATGCTTTAACATCTTCTTCGACTGTATCAAGCACCAGTACATTCCAAGCATAAGTTTCGAATGCATTAAACGCATTGCTGTAATCTTCTGTTGTGACTGCCGGTGCTGATCCACCAGCCAAAGCCTGCTGTGCAACCGTCTGCATGATCCCGGATGCTCCAGAAACAAGTTCTGCGGATAAATACTTGCTGTCTTTCATTGCTTCCACCAGATTTGCAGCCTCATTTACATCCGCACCAGCAATAAAGCTTACTTTCTCAACAAGTGTTGCCCCATTGTAAACGGAACACTCTTTTGTCGTTTCATCTCCTAATTTCTGTTTTACAGTTACGGAGAATTTCAAAGCGGTTGGATATTTTGTCTTTAATGTAACTGCATTTGTGGCTGTGGTTGTCTGTAAGGACAGGCTTCCTTCTTTACCACCAGTTCCAAGACGGTAAAGATATACCGTGTTAGCACCTGCATCAAACAGTTTTACCGCTGCATCGATCGTTCCACTCTCCATATAAAGTGAAAGAAGATCACTCTTTGATGTGATCTTCTGAATCTCTCCAACTGGACCAAAATCTGCATGAACCGGAATACAGAAAACTCCGTTCATTGCGGATGCTACACCATTATTTGTGATCTGCTCATGTCTGCGATAAACTCCAGCTCTTTCCTTTTTCTCGCCTTTTAAAAATAATCCGGACAAGTTCTTATACCTCCTTCTTCTTAAATGTATCTACAAGTTTCTTTGCTGTGCTCTGCGTTGCTTCTTTAACACCTGCCCTTGCAAATGCTGTTCGGATAATATCTTGTGATACTCCTAACACCTGTGGATTTTCTGCATATTCATCCACAGTATAAGTAACTTCTGGCACTGTTTTTGTTTCGTCTTTCTTTTCTGCCATTGTTTCCTCCTAACTTATCGTAATTGTCTTTAATTCATTGACTGTTTCAACATCTCGTAGCTTTCCGTACTGACCTCTTACCGTTACCTGTCCATCTTTTAATGGATCAAGTTTCGTGCTGTATGCCAGCTGATTTACAAAAAACGGCGATCCATCATTCATAACGAACCGCTCTCTTTCCTGTAAATCTTGCAGCAAGTTCATAACAAACTGATCAGCATTTACATCCGATCCGGAGATCACATGTACCTTGATGTTGTTTGTAAACCATGTACAAGCATATGTCGATGGGAACGTTCCTGGCTGCATAGAATCCAGTCTAGTATAAACAACCACTTCTTCATCATCCGGCTTCCAGATTTCGTCAAGTTCCGTGTTATTGATCACTGTCACGTTCCAGTTCTCATCAATGTGCTTTGCCAAAGAACCGACTGCATCCAGCGGAAGGTATGAATGTTTTGGAAAAGCATATGCATCGAATGTCAACACTGATCCACATACTTCTACATCCATTTGCCCTTCGATTGCTTCCTGAAATGATTCTGACTTTCTCCATACAAGAGAAATCGTTGTATCTTCATCGGTCAAGAAAACTCCTTCAAACGCTTTTTTCAGGATCTTCTTCGCTTCAAGCAGGTTCTTATATCCTTGATTATTAAACAGATACGCTATTGCAATCTCCATCGTTCCAGAAACCTTACGCTCTGAATCATCTTTCAGATTCAGCCCATAGATGATACGCCCATACTGCGAACCATCCCACCTTGAATCAGAATCATCAGGTGCCTGATCCAAAAATATTGCTGGTCCATTTTTGAACGCAGCCAATCCGTTAATATTCAGGCTTTTTAAGTACTTGAAAATTATTTCTTTCATAGAGTTACCTCAAAATCTGAACCGAAGATCTTTACAATCTCCGGCTCTGCTTTCTTCTTAATTGGATCAATAAATGGTCGTTTTGCCATCTTTTTTGTGCCATCTTCCAGCCATTCAGCGTGTTTTGAATTACTTTTTATCCGGCTTGTAACTTGATCTCCTTCAATCAGAGTTTGATCATCCCAGTCCTGACGTAACTTTCCAGACTGTGGTGCTGGTGTTTCTCCCGGTGCGGATGATCTATTCGGAAGCCGTTTGTATTTCTTTCCAGAACCGCCTTTCGACAATACTTCGATCTCAATATTTCTAAGGGTGTTTGTTGCCATTGCACCCTTTCGCATCATCTCTCTTTTGATACTTTCATCAAGATTCTTTGCACATGCTTGAAATTCAGCTTCTACGCCCATCTGTATCACTTCTTTCTAATACATAATAGATGGAAAACTGCCCTGTTCCAGCTGGATCTTTTGTACCCTTCACGATAAACTTACGATCATGGCACGGATCATCGCCAAGCAGTAACACATCGTTCTTACTTAGCTTAACCACTGGATGGTAAGACACAATCGTATGACTGATCGGAG